AAGGTTGATGAAGCTGTTGACAATACAAAGGCATCAATAGAAACTTTTGAAATCAAGACTGAGAACACAATTGATAAGTTTGAAGATAAGACAAAAGCTCAATTAGATGAAGCAGAAGCTGATCTGAAAGAAGCCCAAGATGAACTAGAAGAGATGTCAAACAATCTAAAGCTAGAGCTTGAAAAGATCAGAGACACTATGGGTGAAATCAGATCTGAAACATCTGCAACTCTAAGAGATGTTGAAATGACTATGAGAGAATCAGAAAAAGATACACGTGATGTGATGAAAGAGACCAGGGCTGATCTAGAGTTCAAGATGGATGAACTTGAAACCGATATAAAAGAAACTATAGAAGAAGCACTTGATAACCCACTCAATGACTAATAACTGATAAATACCTTTGAAGGAGAGAAGGTATGATTGATCCAGTTACTGCAATTGGGTTGGCTACGTCTGCGTATAATGGAATCAAGAGTGCTATAGCCACCGGTAGAGAAATTCAAGATATGGGATCACAACTTGGCCAGTGGGCCAAAGCCATAAGTGATCTTGACTATGCCCATCAAAAAGCAGAGAAGCCACCTTGGTACAAAGCTCTTGGTGGTGGTGTTCAGGCCAATGCAATGGAAGTCTGGATGCACAAGAAAAAAGCACAGGATATGAGAGAAGAGCTCCGTTCGTATATTTCTCTTTACTACGGGCCTTCGGCTTGGGACGAAATCGTATCAATAGAAGCTCAGATGCGTAAAGCCCAAAAAGAAGAAATTTATCGCAAAGAGGAATTAAAACAATCTATTATAGAGTGGTCGCTTGGTATACTTTGTTTTGTATTAGGGGTTTCAATATTAGGTGGTATTACATACTTAGCTTATATAGGATAAATGGAAATAAAACAATGTAAACTTACCAGAAGATGGATTGTCTACGATGACAAGGGATACATTGTTGTGATCACTTCACACAAAAGAATTGCTGTAAATTTATTTAAAAAAGGTAAAAATGTTAGCGCTAACATTTGATATATAACGCATCCCTTCCACATAAGTTAAGGAGATGTTATGTGTTCCCCATTCGTCCGTAAAGAAGCAAATCGATTAAATTGGATTATCAAAGGAAAACTTATCGACAAATCTTGGTCCGATGAAGATGTAGAAAAAACCTATCATTCATATACGAAACGATTATGGGGTAACAACGAAAACTATCTCCATGAAGGTGGTTTCGAACAGGCATGGAAGGTCAGAGAAGCAGAAATGCTACAAGAAGACGTTAAACATGTAGCTGTTCTTGGCGGTCACTACGACTAAAAAAAATCAAAAAAATTCATTTTCCGGGTTGACATCAGATCAACAATGCCCTATATTATTAATATAAGGTAATGAAGGAGATATATCATGACTTACAATTGGATGGTTACGGCTACTAATGCAAAAGGCGATTTCTTTGAGGAGTATTTCGTAGAAGCTAAAGAAGCTGATATTCGTCATAAGCAACTTTATAATGAAGTTGATGATCGTGGTCTTTGGAAGTGGGGATCTATTCGTACGACTAATATGGATACAATGCGAGCTGATCTTATCACGGGTATCTTGGGTCAGTCTCGTGAAGGACAAGTTCCTAATTGTGTAGCATAGGAGACTATTTACCGGATGCGTCCGTGTGGAGGACCCGGCCGGCTAAAAGCACCATTGTTAGTTTCAATCAATCTAGAGCGGCAACGTCAATAAGGCCGTGCAGGGCGATTGAAGATACTAGGGGCGTATTCGGTAAATAGTCTTGAAGGAGATTAAGATGAGAACTGTACACTATGTAGGAATGGATTATGCTACCTATCAACGTGCTCGTCGCGTTTGGGGAGGTCCAGCATATTATCACAAGTGGATGGACGATCGTGTTTGGACTGAGGTTGGTGATAGCGATGTTGTTGTCGTCGGCGATCCTACTCATCGTCAATATGTTTGGGATGCTTCTGCAGTTAGTAAGGAGTATACAGATTGACACCTCAAGAAATACATGAATATAAACTATCATGGAGACCTGGCTATACTGTCAGGCTCCATTCTGATTTAGAATCACAAGGCAAGGATTGGTGTAAGCATCATCTTGATAAACCTTATTGGAACTTTACAAAATGGACTGCTGTGTATGAACATACCTTTCATTTTGAAGATGAAGACACTGCAAAACTTTTTAAAGAAAATTTTAAAAAATATGCAGATTTAGGTTGACATTTGAATTCAAATGAACTATATTAATATTATGATAATGAAGGAGATATAAAATGGCACATGAAGTAGAAACAATGGCATATGCGGGTGAAGTTCCATGGCACGGTCTTGGAGTAAAAGTATCTAATGATCTTACGCCAGAACAAATTATGGTAAAGGCTGGTTGTGATTGGGAAGTCACCAAAGAGCCTATTATGACAGAATCTGGTATTGCTATTCCGGGTAAGAATGCATTGGTGCGTTCATCAGATCAAAAGGTATTTGATATCATCGGAGATGATTGGAAACCTGTTCAGAATCGTGAAGCATTTCAATTCTTCTCAGAGTTTGTATTAGCCGGTGAAATGGAAATGCATACTGCGGGTTCATTAAAAGGTGGTAAGAATGTTTGGTGTCTTGCTAAGGTTAATGAATCTTTTTCTATCAACGGAGATGATCAGATTGATTCATATCTGTTGTTCTCTAATCCACATGAGTATGGTAAAGCCATTGATGTTCGCTTTACACCTATTCGTGTTGTATGTCAAAATACTCTTACATTCTCTTTACAGGCTGCATCTAAGAATTTTGTAAAGCTTAATCACCGTACAGTATTTGATCCTGATATGGTTAAGGAATCTCTAGGTATTGCATCTGAGAAGTTTGCAAAGTATAAAGAGATGGCTGAGTTCTTGTCTTCTCGTAAGTTCTCTACAGAAGCTCTTATTCAATACTACAATGAGGTGTTTCCCTTTACACATAAAGAGCAGACACCTGTTGAGGTTGCGGATGATCTTTCCAAGAATGCTAAAGCAGCTATGGAAGTTCTCTATACACAACCTGGTGCTCAGTATGCCGAAGGTAGCTGGTGGCAGGCTCTTAATTCTGTAACCTATCTTACAGATCATGTTATGGGTCGCCAAGCGGATACTCGTATACAGTCTTCATGGTTTGGTATTAATCAAAACCGTAAACTTAAAGCTGTTAACAAGGCAGTAGAGTATGCCCGAGCCGCGTGAGGAAAGGTACCATGAGTACATTCTACGGAAAACAAAAGAATGGTCCAAAAGGGAGAGTGATACCGTCCGAGGTGATTCGGACGGAGAATCACTGGCTTATTGGTACGACATGGACAAAGAATGGATCGACCGGAAATAAATATAGTATTACAATGTTCAATAAGGGTTTTGCTTGTAGTTGTCCAGCATGGAAGAAATGCAAGCATATAACTGCTGTCGAAGAACAATTGGCTTATGAAGGAGATTATAGCACATGATACCTATTAATTCAAAAAAGGAACCTACTCTATTAGGTAAAATGGAAAACATCGAAGATCTATTTAAGGTTAGTAAAATGGTTGATAATATGAACCAGGATCTTATTGATTCGGGATTTGATCAATATCAATACATAACGGTCCAACGAGGTAAGAAACTTTACATAGAACGTAAAGAAGGCCCATAGGGGCCTTTTTTATTCATATAAATATAGTAAAAGTTTACAAATGGTGTTTCTATGAAAAGATTTGCATTACATGAAGAATTATTGTCAGAGGCTTCTAATTATGAATTAGGCGCAGCATATGAGACTGCTACAGCTTTGCATCTTCATAATAGTACTCATTCTGAAAGAAATACTTCTCCCGAACATTTAGAACGTATTAAAAAGATGAAACAGCTTCATGATGAAGCAATGTCTAAATTTTCTCCAGAGAAGCAAAAGGAAATTCTTCAGCGTGGAAAAGATTCTGCTAATGCCTATCTTAAATCTTTAAAGACTAATCATGGCATTAATCCCGAAGACGTACATGAAGTTCATCATACATATGCAGGTATTGATTCTCTTGTAGGAAAGAAAGTATCTCAACATATGAATCCACATGATGTTGCTATCAAAACAAAGAATGGTAAGCTTCATGGAGCATCTCTAAAATTCTCACCTGGTACTCTTTCTAACAATCCAACAAAAGCATTTGACAAAATGTCTGGTGAACTTGGTATTAAGACCGACACACATGGTGTTTGGGATCATCACTCCAATAAAGCCGGCCTTAGTGGTATGACTAAGAAACAAAAGAAAGAAGTAAGAGATAAACCCGAAATAAAAGATGCTAACATGGAAGCAAAGAAGCAATCAGCTTTGCACCATACAGAAGCTTGGAATAATGCCAAACACGAAGATCATAAAAGATTTTTGCAGCATATTACAAAATCGGATCCGCATATTCCATATGACTACGTTGTAGGTCATAAAGGTGGAACAGCAGAACCCATCAAAGATAAACACATTCATAAACTTATTGCCAATGCAAAGTCTCTAAAGGCTACACATAATGGTACTAACTTAGTTCATATTCACGACCATGAAGGTAATCATGTTATGACATTTGAACATAGACCTACACATGGATCATTTATTTCAACCCAAGTAAATGCAAAGTATGGTTCAGGAAAAGCAAAGGCTAAGTAATGGCAACGACAAGATATTTTTCCAATACATTTTATGCTGAGGGGGTAGACATTGCCAAAGGTGTGGTGATGGACGCGTCTCAGCGTAATATATTTGGAACGTGTGGTGACACAGCAAACATTGTTACAACTGAATTTAGAACGCCTTGGGAGTTAGCAAGCAACTATATTTTTCCAAGCGCAGCTGCTCAGATGAGTTTAGTAAGCACCAGTGCTTCAGATACAGCAGTAACTGTTTTAATCTTGGGGTTAGATGCGGATTATAATATTATTCGAGAAACCCAAACTTTAACTGGGACAACCCCAATTACAACAGATAATACTTATTTTAGAATTAACGATATTGTTTGTGTAGCAGGAAATGCGGTTGGTGATATAACATTAAGTGTTGGCGCTAATGTATATGCAAAGATATTGGCTGGAACTGGAAGAGACCAAAAAGCTGTTTATACTGTACCTAAAGGATACTGCTTTTTTCTTCAACGTATTGATGCTTTCTGTACAGATGCAAATGGTGGTAAAGCAGCAAGATTTAGAAACTTTTTAAGATCACCCAATGGTAGAGAACTCAGAGTAGCCGATACAACATTTTTTGAGAATATGCAAATTCTTAGACAAACACCTTTTAAGTATGATGAAAAGACGGATATTGAAATGCAGCTAAGATCGTTATCCGGTTCAACATTTGGATCTATATTTGCAGAAGGAATATTAGTAAAACTTTAAAAAATGTTGTTGACAATTGAAATTAAATCAAATATAATAAGATATGGAAAATTTTAGAACACATATAACAGAACAAAAAAATACTCATATGACTCACATCGAAGATAAGGTTATCTACGGTGGTGTCAAGGGCACACGTCAAGCCATACTCGCTTTGCGAGAGCTTCGTGATATGTTAAGAGGAGTACATGATGGTAATGTCTCTGTTAAGTGGGATGGTGCCCCTGCTATTTTTGCTGGCACTGATCCTCGCGATGGTAAATTCTTTGTCGCCAAAAAAGGAATCTTTAATAAGAATCCTAAAGTCTATAAGTCTAGTGCTGACGTGGACGCTGATACTTCTGGTGATCTGGCTGCTAAGCTTAAACTCGCACTAAAGCATTTGCCTGCTTTGGGTATTAAAGGTGTGGTACAAGGTGACTTTTTATTTGGTCCAGGTGATATAAAGACTAAGAAAATAAAGGGATCGTCGTATGTTACATTTCATCCTAACACTATCGTCTATGCGTTGCCTAGCGAGTCGGCTGGAGCTAAGGCTGTTAAGTCAGCAAAAATTGGAATCGTCTGGCATACAACCTACACTGGTAATTCCTTCGAGTCAATGCGAGCTTCTTACGGAGTTGACGTCTCCAAGTTTAACACAACCAGAGCTGTGTGGTCGCAAGATGCAATGCTCCGGGATCTAAGCAAAGTTACTATGAGTAAAAAGGACACAGAGTATGTTAATGAACTTCTTTCAGAAGCTGGGTTTCTCTTCAACAAAATCGCTGGATCGACTCTTAGGCAGCTCGAGAATGAGGAAGAGCTACCGCGCCTCATTGAGCAATTCTATAATAAACATGTCAGAAAAGGAACGCTTATCGGAGATTCAGAACGACATGTATCCAAGCTCATTCGTTGGATTAGATTACGTTACGCAAAAGAGATTGCCAAGCGCAAAACAGAAAAAGGAAAATCTGGACAAAGAACTAAACTAGATAATATATTATCTTTCTTTTCAGAAGAAAATAAAAAATCTTTGAAATATATGTTTGACCTTCAAAAAACTATTGTGCTTGCAAAACTTAAACTTATAAATACACTTAATAAACTAGGTAATGTAGATACATTTGTGAAAACAAGCCGAGGTTACAAAGTAACCGGAGCAGAAGGTTATGTAGCAATTGATAAACTTGGTGGTGAAGCGGTGAAGATTGTTGATCGTATGGAGTTTTCATACAACAACTTTTCACCAGATATATTAAAAGGATGGGATAAGCCAACGAGGAATTAAATGGCCAAAGCAGATTTTAAAACGTTTCTGAACGTAGACTATACACAAACGGGTGATCCGCAACTAGCGTATAATGCTAAGAAAAGAAAAATGGACACACCTACTGGCAATACAGGTGAATCTGTAGAACCTGCAGACGAAGCTCTTTCTATGACTCAACGCAGAGCGCGTTCACGTCAGATGAAAAAGTATCAGGCTCGTCTAAAGGTTGGTCGTAAAAAAGCCTCTATGAAAGTTGCTGATGCAAAAAGATTAGCCAAGAGAGCACAGCGTACAGCACGTCTTGCATTGGCCAAAAAGATTACCAAAGGTATTCCTAAATCTGAACTTACTCCCGCCCGCAAACAAGAGATTGAGAAGAAGCTTGATAAGATGAAGCCTCGTATTAATCGATTGGCCAAGAAGATGCTACCAAAGATTAGACAAGCAGAATTAGGCAAACGGCGCGGATAAAATATGATTAGCAGATTTAGTCAGTTTCTCGTTGAGGAGGAAAAAACCGTTTTCTTCGGCTTCGGTCGAATGAACCCTCCTACTATTGGTCATGGAAAGTTACTAGACGTATTATCTCAAAAGTCTGGGCGTAATCCATATAGAATGTTCTTATCACAATCACAAGATAAGAATAAAAACCCTCTTGTATATAAAGAAAAAGTTAAATATGCTAGGAAAATGTTTCCTAAGCATGCTCGTTCTATTATGCTTAATAATAAAGTAAGAACTGCTTTAGATGCTTTAGTAATTTTATATAATGAAGGTTTTGTAAACGTTGTGATGGTTGTTGGATCTGATCGTATTAATGAGTTTAATGTATTGTTAAACAAATATAACGGCAAAGATTCACGTCATGGTTTTTACAATTTTAAATCAATCAAAATAATTTCTGCTGGTGAAAGAGATCCCGATTCAGAAGGTGCAGAGGGCGCATCTGCTACTAAACAAAGACAATATGCTAAGGATAATAACTTTACATCCTTTGCACAAGGTCTACCAGCCGCTATGACTAATCCTGATGCTAAGAAATTATTTAATGCTGTGCGTAAGGGAATGGGTCTTAAAGAAGCTAAAGAATTTAAAAATCACATTCAACTAGAACCTGTTTCAGACATCCGTGAATCATATCTTAGAGATAATATCTTTAAGGAAGGTGAACAAGTTGTAATGACTAAACATGGTATTGTTGGTAATATCAAATACCTTGGCACAAACTATCTAATTGTTGAATCTAAAGGCGAGACATGGAGATGCTGGCTGGATGATGTATCTAAGGTAGATCCTAATGATATTCCTCCAGGACATATAGAAGCCGATTATGGTGCTGATCCTGAACAAGGACCATATAGAAATTTATCGGAAGCAAATCAGTCTGTTAAACCTCACCCTGAGGTTGTTAAAGCTTATAAAAAGACTTTAGATGCAGAAGATCAAGCTGGCGATTATAACTATAGAAGCAATAAAGCTAGAGTTACTAGAGCAGCAAATCATTTAAGTAAAAAAATTAAACAGCATCATCCTGATCTTGACATGAAAGATAAGATTGCTCTTCGTACACACCTGCAAAATATGAAGGAAGCAAATCAACCTGAATGGGGCACACCTGAGTCTACTGCCAAAGCAAAGAAAATTACTCCTGGGGAAGATACTGTTAAAAAATTTAAACAGCATTCCGAAGAAAAAGATACACATGTAACTAAAGACGGCAAGGTTGCTAAAAAAGGTCTTTGGTATTATATTAATAAAAGAAAGAAAAAAGGTCTACCTGCAAAGAAACCAGGTCAGAGGGGATATCCAAAGACCTTAGACATTGAGGGCAAAAAATGAAACAATTTAAACAACTCTTAGAAGAAGTATCTGACGTTAGATTAAAAACAAATCAAACATTGTCACGGATTGCCAGTTCTCCCGGGCATCCAATGGCAACCGCTGCTAAGGCTGAATTGGCTAGACGTAAAGAACAACAAGAAGCAAAAGAAGTTGATGAAATAAGCTTGGATGCCCTTACCAAGAAAATTTCTAATTCTGGTCTAGACAATATTAAAAAAGCTATGAAGGCCGGCGATATTAAAAAGGATCTTGAAAAGCTAAAGTCTAAAATAGATCCTACTAAACCCGTTACTAATGAAAAGACTCTTACACCTGCTGAGAAGAAAAAGCGTGAAGAGATTGCTAAGGCTATCGAAAAAGATAATCCTGATATGCCAATGGATAAGAAAATGGCAATTGCGACAGCACAAGCCAAGAAGGTGGCTGAAGCTCCCGATGAAGGTGCCATGAAACGTATAGCAACTACGCAATCAAATAAAGCAGATCGTATGGCGTCTACTGACAAGAAAGGTCTTGAGACATTTAAGAAAAAGGTTGCTGCGACTGAAGATGTAAATGAAATGGGTCCACGACATACATCTTCTCCAATGAAAGACAGATTTGGTGGGGCAGTAGATTCTAAGAAGTTTGGTACATATAAAGCTCATATGAAAAAACATAATTTAGATGAACCAACTGTACGCATGATTCATAAGAATCCCGATGCCGGGGAATCAAAGCGTATGATGAAAAATCCAAAGTATGCTCAGGCTGTTTCTCTGTATAAAAATGCTCAAAGAAAAGAATCAACAGACCTTACTAAGATTCGTACTATGTTAGATAAGGAATAGAAGATATGAAAAGTTTAGTTACCTATTCAGTTGAAATGGATGAACAAGAGGTCAAAGAAGCCGTAGACTTTATGGCCGAAAAAGATATTGTGTTTACAGAGAATGTTTTTAGACCTGGTTCAGAAAAGTATTTTCTTTTCTTTAATGAAGCAAGACGCCTAATGGATATGGATATGCTTCAGGTAGAAGGTGTTAATAAAGAGATTCTGGAAACAGACATTGGTAAATTTGATATGTATGAAAATGTGAGAGTGCCACTTGATTGTCCAATGCCCTATCTAGGTGAAGAGAATCTTGGTGAAGAAGAGAAAAAAGAAATTGGGAAACCTAAAAGAGGTGGTTCCAAAAAGTTTTATGTTTATGTTAAAAAAGGAGATTCTGTGAAGAAGATTTCCTTTGGTGATAAAGGTGGAGCGTCAGACGGCTCTACTCTTAAAACAAAAATTAATGATCCAGAAGCTCGTAAATCATTTGCTGCCAGACATCAATGTTCAACACAAACGGATAGAACATCTGCTGCCTACTGGTCTTGCAGACTGCCAAGATATGCTAAGTCTTTGGGCATGCAGGTCAACAATCCAGGAGCGTTCTGGTGACAATTGGTAAACCATATGTTGATATGGTATTAGGAAATAAAAAGATAAGAACCTTTGATATGAATGCCGATCAAGATGAATATGAATGGCACCGCGATAAAATAGATAGGAATATTAAAGTATTAGAGGGTGACAATTGGCTACTACAGTTTGATAATAAAATGCCAATGCCTCTAAAGGTTGATGATGAAGTGTTTATACCTCATGGAGTATTTCATAGAGTATATAAAGGCACCACACCCTTAAAAATAGAGATAAGAGAATAAAATGGATACTGATACACGTTTAGATAGAATAGAAGAAAAGCTGGATAAGCTTAGTGATGTAATAGTATCTATTGCTCGCTTTGAAGAGAAGATGGATGCTTATAATGAGTATCGTGAAAGATCATGGGATCGTATGAACAAGTTTTCTGAAAAACTTGATGATATTGAACATAAGGTAGATGATAATTGCCGAACAGTTCATACCATAAATAAATTATTCTGGATAGCTTTAGTTGCTATAGCAGGATCAATCGCAGCTCAACTTTGGATGTAAGGAGAACAATCATGAGCGAATGGATCAAAAGGTTGGCTGAGAGATTTGCTGAAGTCAACGAATCAAAATTTTTAATTCCGGAAGAAATTCCAACACAAGAACGTACTGCGTTTATGGGAGCAGCAGCTGCCGCTCATAAAGCAGGTAAGACATCTTTTGAGTTTGGTGGTAAGACTCATAAGGTTACAATGAAAAAAGATACAGCCAATGCAATTGCTGATGAAAAAGAACCTACTAAAGAAGCAGTAGACCTTGATAAGGATAATGCTGATAAGGCCATTCGTCACGATTGTGCTACACATGTTAAAAGTGAATCATGGGGCTATGGTGAATGCATTAGTGGTCAACACACTATTGTAGAAACTACTGAAGGTGAAGGTTATGTTACACATTATGACGTAATGTTTGAACATGGCATCGAACGTAATGTACCAGTAGAAGATTTAGAAATTCTACAAGAGATGTCACATTCACATTCTAAAAAGAAAAAAGAGAACGTAGAAGTTGAAATGAATCCTAAAAAAGAAAAGAAAAAGGATGATAAAGCATCTACTGAAACCGATATGGCAGCCGAAGCAAAGGTTGATGAAATCTCGGTAGGTAGGCTGCAGAGATGGGCTAAAGATGCTAAAAAAGACATCGAACAAAAACGTAACAAAGTAAAAGCGGCTTTAGATCAACCAGCAAGTGTAAAGCACGCAAAAGCAGGTCTTGATGCAATGAAAGGTTTGGCCAAGAGATCTAGAGGATCAGACATGTACGTTGATAAGATGACAGGTCGTTCTAAGGTAAAGCCAACTGCAGAAGAAGCTGAGGTATGGCCAATCTACAAACGTATCCAGGAAAAGGCAGATGCTGATCGTGCAAAGCATTATAAAGGTGCTGCTAAGCCCGAGGATTGGGATGAAAAGGAAAAGAATAATAAGGGCGCCATGGATATGAGAAAAGACATGAAAGCCGATGCTCCTGATGAATCCCCATACAAAGAAAAAGATGGTCATGATGATGCGTCTAAAGCAGGCCGTGTAGGACCTAATGCAAAGACAAGATCAGGTGATAATAAACAAGGTGATAAAAAAGTTATTAATCCTGTAGCAGGTGTCGTAACCAAAGAAAAATAGGAGAAGATTATGGCTATAAAACCACCCGGATGGTGTACAAACGCAGTACCAGGTAAAAATGGATGGACTGATCCAGTATCAGGTGAAGTGTATGTATCTGCAAGATTTACACAGGCAGAAATTGATGAGTATAATGGTGTTCAGATTGATCAAGCTATTCATGATGATATTCAGAATGGAAAGATTGAAGCTGCCATGGCAAATTCTGATTATGCCGAACCCGTTATTGTAGACGAAGATGATGTAATTCAAGATCTTAACGAAGATGGTGTTATTGATGATTTAGAATCAATGACCAAAAAAGAACTAGAAGATCTTGGTAGAGAGCATGGTGTTGAACTTGATCGTCGTAAGAACAAAAAGAGTTTAATTTCTACTATGAGAAATCTTTTGTCTAAATAAAGTAAACACTTTATTTGGATGTGACATGAAACTCTTTGAAACTTTAGACGATAAAAATATTTTGATCTTCGCTGCTAAGCATTATTACAAACCAAATGTAATTGATGCAGAAGAATTTTATGATGACCTTAAACGGTTTATGTATATTAAAAGATTATTTAATAGGTATTCTAAATCGGGAGAGATATCCGAAAGACTTATTTTAAATCATCTTATTGTGATATTTAATGTATTTGGTATTCAACCTAGCCTACAAATGTTGGAGTACCACATTGAACAAAAATATTGGACATCACTTAAACCGTTTTTGGTCTTTTTAAAGTATATTAAAAATGATGAGTATACAAACATACCATTGGATCAACACGTGGTAGATAGATTAAGGAAAATCTAAACTATGGGCATTATTAAAAGAGCCGGTGATTTAGTATATACATTTAGATTTTTGCGTCTTCTTACTACTAGGTTTGAAGATACCAAAGCTTATGAATTGGGTATTATTGATGCTGATGGAAAAAGACTAAAGTCATATAATATGGATAGTATGCAATCTCGTGATGATTATAAAAACTACTATACACCTTTTCATAGACTTGTTTTCAATATTAAAAAGATTATGGCAAAGGCACCTGGTGGTGGAAGTAGAATTGCAAGTTATGCTGCAGCTCTATATCTACTTAAAGAAAAGTTTTCTATTTCGGATAAAGCAATTAAAGATGCGTTACAAGAACACGATATTGATCCATTAGACTTTATGGCTGAATCAACACAATGGTTTGTATTAGAAGATAAAAGATTATCACCAGGTGTTTATAAAATTGGATCTGATAAACTTATTAATAATACACTTGAGGAAATGGCTCACCAAAAAGATAATATAAGAGTTAATGATAACTGTTATCCTGTAGGTGAAATATTTGGTTTAGATATTTACGAGGTGACACATATCAAAACAAAGCAACCTGTATACGTTACAGTGGGAGAACTAGCAAGATGAAAAAAGAAACAAAAGAAGATGCTATGACAACCGCAGATGCAGGTATTCCTGCTGATACTAAAGATATGGGTCCTAGATTAAAAATGGTGAATATGACTGACCGCAGACGAAGAAAGGATAAACTTCCTGTTCTGTTAAAACGGTTCCGGAAGTATATAGAAGATAATGGCTAAAATATATTTATTTTTTATAATTGTTTCTTTATTGGGTGGCGTAGGATATGGTGGCTATAGTTACTATCTTTGGTCACAAGAAACTATTGGCACTCTTAGAGAAAATAATGTAAAATTAAAAACAGCGGCTGAGACTCTACAAAACACTGTTGAGAAGATGGCAGCAGATGCAAAGAAAAACGAACAACTAAATAAAGATTTAACAAAGAGACTACAACAGTCCCAAGAGCACCTTGATAAACTTAGAGGTGTGTTCGCTAAAATTGATTTGACTATGGAGGCATTAACAAATGCACAAGGACTTGAAGACCGAGTTAACAATGCCGTTAACAAACTCATTGGACGTATCAAAGATGAAACTACCCCTCCTTCTGACCGGCCTGCTGATACTGACAGCGTGCGGGGCGAGACTACCGGAGAAGGAAGTAGTAGTAACAACTGAATACCAAGAACAAAATATTCCAATTCAAGAAAGACCTAAGGCTGTAGATTTTCCCCCGGTTGATTGGTTTGTTATTACAGAACAGAATATGGAAGAAAAGATTGCCGAGATTAATTCTAAGACCGGCAATGTTGTTTTGTTTACTATTACGCCAAAAGGTTATGAGAACCTAGCTATTGGGATCGCAGATCTTAGAAGGTATGTTAAGGATCAACAGGCGATTATTGCTTACTATGAAGAGGCGTTAACACCAGATAAACCTAAGGAAGAAGTGACCTCTACCGAAGAAAAATAAAAAAAATATTTTTATTTAAATCGCATATATGGCCCGTTCCGAGGTCATAGAAATAATATATACTACTATCAATTCAATAATCAACTATTAACGTCTATTGTACGGATAGGCGCTGTCATTTTTTGTCCAAGAGGTATAATATGCTTAAAGCAGTTCCAAACTATAAAGATACCGACCTAAGAGGTCTAATGTCACAAACAAAATTTTATGAGGGGTATAGTAGATGGGACGAAGACAACGAGCGATATGAATCTTGGGAAGAATCTGTATCACGTGTAATGGATATGCATCGTGATTATTATAAAGATAAAATGACACCCGAACTAAGCCTTCTTATTGATGAAGCAGAAGCATCCTATAAATTAAAATATGCTTTGGGTGCACAACGCGCATTGCAATTTGGTGGCGATCAGTTAATGAAACATCAAATGAGAATGTATAATTGTACTTCTACATATGCCGACCGCCCACGCTTCTTCTCAGAACTATTTTATGTTCTACTATGTGGCGCTGGTGCTGGATTCTCAGTACAATATCATCATGTTGATAAACTACCAGATATTCAAGAACGTAAGAAGCAGGCTAAAGGATGGGTCGTTGAAGACTCAGTAGAGGGATGGGCCGATGCTCTTGGAGCTCTATTGTCATCTTACTTTGTGGGTGGTGGTCAGTTCCCAGAAATGGAAGGTCGTAAAGTCTACTTCGACCTAAATAATGTACGTCCCAAAGGTGCTATGATTAGTGGTGGATTCAAAGCACCTGGACCAGAACCACTACGGAAAGCGTTAGATAAAATTGAACATCTCATTCAGTCTCGAGTCCTTAGTGGGCACAATCGTCTTCGACCTATTGATGTATATGATATTGCCATGCATGCTGCTGATGCTGTGCTTGCTGGTGGTGTTCGTCGTTCTGCAACTATCTGTCTCTTCAGTGCTGAAGATGAAGAAATGGTCTCAGCCAAAACAGGAAATTGGTTCATTGATAATCCTCAGCGCGGCCGTAGCAATAACTCTGCTGTCATTGTTCGTTCCGAGATTACTAGAGAGCAATTCAAGTCAATTATGGGGTCCATCAAAGAGTTCGGTGAGCCCGGATTTTACTTCGTCGAAGATAGAGATTTCACCACTAACCCCTGTGTCGAAATAGGAATGTACCCACAGATTGATGGTAAGTCTGGGTGGCAGGGATGTAACCTAACAGAAATTAATGGAGGTAAATGTACATCATCAGCCGAATTCTATAAAGCATGTAGAGCAGCTGCTATTCTTGGAACATTACAAGCAGGTTATACAAGCTTTAAGTATTTGGATAAAACAACCAAAGATATCTTCGAAAGAGAAGCATTGTTGGGTGTATCTATCACGGGATGGATGAATAACCCGAGTATTCTTTTCGATGAAGAGTTTCAAACAAAAGGAGCTGAAATTGTTAAACAAGTTAATAAAACCGTTGCAGAGCTTATCGGAATTAATGCGGCAGCAAGAACAACGTGTGTTAAGCCTAGTGGAAACGCTTCCGTTCTACTCCAAACGGCGAGCGGTATACATGCTGAGCATTCTCCTCGTTATATCCGTCATATACAACTAAACAAGGATACAGAGGTAGCTCAACTACTTGCTGAATCAAACCCATATATGGTTGAAGAGTCTGTGTGGTCATCTAACAATACAGACTACTGTGTCGGCTTTCCTATTATCTCACCAGAAGGTTCTCTATTCCGTGAAGAACTATATGGCACAGCACTATTGGAGAAAGTAAGACTAGTACAACAGAATTGGGTTGAGGCAGGTACAAACAAAGAATTATGTGCGGATTCTAGGGTCCGCCATAATGTATCCAATACTGTAACTGTAATGCCACACATGTGGTCTCAAGTGGAGGATTATGTATATGACAATCGCGATTCTTTTGCAGGTATATCGTTCTTGGCGGGCTCGGGTGACAAAGACTTTGCACAAGCGCCAATGACCGAAGTATTAACAGAAGACCAAATAGTTGAAAAATATGGTAAGGCGGCATTGTTTGCTTCTGGCCTTATTGTAGACACCCGCAAACAAGGATTTAGAGATCTATGGGACGCAACCATGCAAGCTCAAATGCCAGAGGAATATCGTGGCGAGATCTCAGATCTAAACAAAGAATGGATTCGTAGATTCAAAAAATTTGCCGATAACTACTTTGAAGGTGATCTTAAAGAAACAGAGTATTGCCTTAAAGATGTATTCCTATTACATAAGTGGACTAAGATTCAACAAAACATTAGTCCTGTAGATTTTAAGACACAGCTTTCACAAAAGCGATTTACCGATATAGATACTATGGGTGCGATCGCATGTCAGGGCGGTGCATGCGAAATCACATTCTAGGAGAGCAGATGGAAAAAGAATATTGGGTAGAATGTCATGCCTGTGATGTAGAGACTCAGGTATTAGTAGTCGACGAAGATGAAATACCACAATATTGTCCTATGTGTGGATTTTCTGTTGAATACGAAGAATTAGAAGAGTAGTATAAATAGTCCTGTAGAAATGCAGGACTATTTTTTTATGTGGCTATACAATGATAAAGAGTTTGATGAGACGCCTGAAGAGTATCAGGGCTTTGTCTATATCATAACAGATCTTACAAATAATAAAAAATACTTAGGTAAGAAATTCTTTTGGAAACCCAAGACACTTCCCAAAACAAAAACTCGTAAGAGACGCGTTAAAACGCGCGTAGAAAGCGATTGGCGTACCTACTATGGTAGCAGTAAGGAAGTACAAGAACTAGTAGAAAATAACGGCGTAGAGAGCTTTAAAAGAGAGATTCTAAGGTTATGTAAGACCAAAGGTGAATGCTCATACTTTGAGGCTAAATACCAATTTGACTTGGACGTATTACTTCGCGATGATTTTTATAATGGAATTATAAGTTGTAGAATTCATAAAAATCACGTAAAGGAAATAAAAAATGAATACGAACGAGTATGACGTAGTTCTATTAAAATGTGTAGATGGCGATACTGTAGACGTTGATATTAACTTGGGCTTTGGTGTTTGGTTAAAAGATGAACGTGTACGTATCATGGGTATTGATACACCCGAGAGCAGAACAAGTGATAAAGTAGAAAAGTTATTTGGCACAGCTGCTAAGAATAGACTAAAAGAATTATTAAGTGAGGGTGGCAAACTTATTACCACTGAAGACAAAGATGGTGAAGACATGAAGGGCAAGTTCGGCCGAGTATTGGGAGATTTCTGGGTTGAACGTTATGAAGGTAAACGTGAGAAGGTTACAGACATCATGATTGAAGAAGGCCATGCCGTAGCCTACTTTGGCGGTTCAAAGGAAGAGATCCAAATGAAGCATATGGCCAACAGAGAAAAACTGCTTAGAGAAGGTATTGTAGATAAAGCAGATTATGATAAATTAATGGGTTGACCTTTAAGGCGAACCGGTATATAATAAATTAACATTTGTTGCACCCAGGGAGATATGGGATGATTTTGATTGATTATAATGGTATCGCGGTTTCTAATGTAGTAACACAGAGGCTCGATATTGATGAAAATTTAGTGCGCCATATGATTCTTAATAGTATTCGTATGTATCGTTCTAAGTATAAAAATAAGTATGGTGAGGTTGTCATCTGTTGTGATGGTTTCCAGAACTGGCGCAAAGACTATTATCCACAATATAAGTATAAGCGCAAAGCAGACCGTAAGAAATCCAATATTGATTGGAAAGAGTTGTTTCGTATTACCAATATGGTTCTTGAAGAAATAAAAGAAAATTTTCCATATAAGGTAGTAGAGCATGATAGATGTGAAGCAGATGATATCATTGCTGCTATTGTAGAAGATACTCAAGAGTTTGGTAAGTATGAACCAGTGATGATTATATCTTCGGACAAAGATTTTGCTCAGCTGCAAAAGTATGATAATGTATCTCAGTATTCTCCTATCACAAAGAAAATGATTAAGGAAACACATCCACGCAAACAATTAATGGAATTGATTCTTAAAGGTGATCAGGCGGATGGCATTCCTAATGTATTATCTAATGATGATGTATTTGTGGAAGGCATTCGTCAAACACCTCTTCGTAAGAAAGTTATGGAAGACATAATTGATAAATTATCAACCACCTACAAAGAGCCGTATGGTAAAGATGAAGAGTGGATGCGTAATTATATTCGTAATAAAACATTGATTGATCTTTCAGAAACACCGAAAGACATCAAAACAGAAATTATATATAATTATGATAACCAAGATAAATGGTCTAACAAAGGCAAAGTATTTCCCTACCTAATTGAAAAACAGTGTCGTCTACTAATGGATGACCTACAGGATTTTATTTGAGATGGTAAACAAAACTACATATTATACATTTGAAATTTTAGAAAAGATTTCTACGGCTAAAACAAAAGCCCAAAAAATTAAACTTCTCCAGGAACAAAATGATAACTGGGCTCTAAAGGATCTTCTTAGAGGTACCTTTGATGATGCAGTTCAATGGCTATTACCTCAGGGTAAAGTTCCATATGAACCAGCAACTCCAGAATCACATCCTTCAAACTGGACACAGCATAATAAAAAACTAGCTTATTTTGTTAAGGGCGGTCAAGGTGAACGTATGAGCGTCGTTAAACGAGAAAAGATGTTTTTAGATATTCTCGAGACAGTGCACCCTCGAGATGCAGAACTTCTTGCTGGAATGATCAACAAGAAACTGCCAATTAAAGGTGTCACAAAAAAACTAGTACAGGAGGCTTATCCCGGTTTAATTTTACGTTAACAAATAAGGAGTACTTATGAGTAGAATACAACTAGATAGATTAAGAAACGATTTACTTGAACTTACCAGTTATATGGAAAAAGTCAAACAAAGAGGTAATAAGGATCTTTTATCTAAGTTGAAACGTAAACATGATTTTTTAAAGTCTAAATTGGAAACCACTTAACTAGGAGGAGGGACTGGTGCCAAGCCAGTCCCTTAACACAAATGCCATCATACACAATGATAGATATAGAAACAAACGAAGAACATGAAATGGTTCTGTCTTTGGCAGAGCGAGAAGAATTATTGGCTACAGGAAAGTATAAACAAAAACTTTCTACTGCCAAGTTTGTATCTGATACTACATCTACTCTTCGTAGAGCTGGATCAGAATGGAATAATATGTTAGGTAGAATTAAAAAGAACAATCCTGGAAGCACGATTAATAATTAAATGAAAAGAGTCAAGACTCAGAATAATTCCATGACGGTCAAATTGGATGATCTTCTTCAGTTTGACCCATTAACCAAAAATCAGGAAATTGCTTATAAAGCTTGGGATGAGGGAGACAATTTAGTATTAGCTGGAACTGCGGGTACTGGTAAAACATTTATGGCGTTATATCTTGCATTAGAGGATATGCTTGATAAAGAAACCGAGTGGGATCAGGTTGTCATAATTCGATCAATGGTACCCACAAGAGATATGGGATTTCTGCCAGGAGCCAAAGAAGATAAAGAAGAAGCCTTCACTACACCCTATAGAGCTATCTGTGCTGAATTGTTTGGTGATAAATCATCATATAACAAATTGGTTACATCAAAACAAATAATGTTTGAATCTACATCATTTATTCGCGGGACAACATTTGATAATTCTATTATAATTGTAGATGAAATGCAGAACCTTAATTTTCATGAATTAGATTCTGTAATCACAAGAGTCGGAAGACACTCTAAAATAATTTTTTGCGGTGACTATAAACAAAGTGATTTTAAGTATGATGATGACAAAAACGGTATTATGAAATTTATGCAAATTGTTGAACAATTGAGAAATTTTACAGTCATTAATTTTGGATGGGAAGACATCGTAAGGTCAGACTTTGTAAGAGATTATATTATGACAAAAGAAATGTTAGGCTACTAAGAGGAGAACATGGCTAAGTATTCAAGATTCGATCCACGCAATAAGAAACGTGGCAAGCATAAATCACAATCGGAAAATAAAGACCTACGAATTCGAGAAGTGATAGACCGAGAAGAAAAACAATTGTTAAGTGAAGTAATGTATGATGATGAACATGACTATGATGAATACGAACCCCGATCATTGCACGGATAGTATATTTACAATATTGAATTTGAGATCTCAATGGGAGGAAATCACTCTCGGTAATAGATCTACATATAAATTAATTAATGAAGATAGTACTATTGATACCTTAAAATGGTTTGTCAATAGTGGATCTAAATCTAACCGCTTTCGTAAAAACTTTAAACAGGCATTATCATTGGCTAATGATATAGTTAATTATTATGAAAACTCTAATTTATCAGGTATATGTCGGTAAGCGATCAGCTGTTCACGATCTATGTGTTAATTCTGTTAAAGACTATTCAGAATGTATAGGTTCAGATTACATTTGCCAAACACAGCCGTTACTACGCATAAAACCAAATCCATTCACATCAAATAGATCTGAGAACTCATGGAAACAACATGGTGGGTTTTTGCCTATCTATGAGAAAGAAAATGTATTTAATTACATCTACGATTATGATAGGGTTTGTGTAATTGACAATGACATATGGATTAGACCCGGCACTCCTAATATTTTTAATGAAATAAAAGACGAAGATATTGCGGCTCAGTTTGAAAGAGAACTACCTGCAGATCCATCCTATCGTAAAAGAATAAAGTTATATTCCGAACAGCAGTTGGAACCCCTCAAACAATACGATTGGGATTGGAATGAGAATGGTGGTAATTTCTTTAACTCTGGTGTCGTAATATATAATTCATCAATAAAGGATATTCTCAAGGGCCAGAAAGCAAAAGAGTTTATGGAGAGAGTTGACTTTCAGGACTTTATTGATGGTAAGGGTTTTTGGAAATGGCAGACAGATCAAATCATGTTGAACTATTGGGCCAAGAAAGAAAACCTTAAAGTAAAACATCTTGATTGGAAATGGAATGCTCTATATAATCCATTCTTTGGTGGTGTAGATAAAGACAGAGTCAAAGAAGCCCATTTCGTCCATTTCTTTCAATCTGGTAGATTAGCACAATATGCAAGAGATACTAAAGATCTTTTAGAGTTAGTAAAATGAAAACCTTAATATATCAAGTATACGTTGGCAAACGTAGTAAACTTTATGACTTTTGCACAGAGTCAGTAAAGGCTTATGCTAAACGTATAGGCGCTGATTATCAGGTACAACGGCAACCCATACTTATGATTAAACCCGATCCCTTTATGACCAATCGTAAGGGTAAAACTGGTGGTTGGGAAAAGCTGGGTTATCTTCCAATCTTTGAAAAAGAAAATGCATTTACGTTTTTAAAGACTTATGATAGTATAGCAATTATTGATAGTGACATTTATATTAGAAATAATATGAATGAATCTATCTTTGATCAAATTGGATCAAATGACTTTGCAGGTGTACTAGAAAGAGATTTACCCATTACAAAAGAACATAAGAATAAAATTGTAAATTATTCTCGTATGCAATATCAATCTATCCGTAATGTTAATTGGCAATGGAATGATCGTGGGGCCGCCTTCTATAATATGGGTATGATGGTTATTAACAAATCAATCACTAAATATTTGAATGGTGAAACACCTCAACAATTTTTACGTAGACCAAACTTTAAACCCTTTATTGATGGTGTAGGTCCATGGCAATGGTCTACAGATCAGACTTTACTTAATGTCTGGGTAAAGGAATCCGGAATGAAAACCAAGAACCTAGACTGGACCTGGAATGCTCTTTATACTGCAATTGACGATTCAAGATTATCAGAAGCAAAGTTCATTCATTTTTATTTAAAAGACAAACTACCTGCCAATGGTGAGAATGTCGAACAACTTAGAGGTATTATAAATGATTAAACCTGACCTTACGGCATCAGCAACTAATCTTGAAGAATTTTATGAACAGATCACTGCAGCACAACAGGGATCTCATGGTAAAGAATATACAGAACATCATAAGTCACTTATAGCATGTGCTAATGATCCAGATGTAAATGTTATTAAAGAATTAGGTGTTTGTCAGGGAGCCACCTTTGCGGCACTTATGATGACAAAGCCAAAGAAGCTTATTGGTTATGATATTGCTTCTAGATATATTGATCCCTACAAACATCTATTTGATAAGTATGCTGAGGAACATAACCTTGATTATGAGTTTCATGAAATGAGTAGTCATGACACTAGATCGGTATCTCAGGTTGATATGTTACACATTGATAGTCTTCATACACCAGCACACCTACAACAAGAACTTCGGATGCATGCACCAAAGGTTAGAAAGTATATTGTATTACATGATACAGCTAACTTTAAGGGTTCATCTGGGCTGTTTGTTACTATTGCTAAGTATATTACAGAAATGGAACAACTCTGGAAAGTCCATACACATTATATTCATCGTGTAGGATATACAGTATTGGAACGTGTAAATCGTATTCAACCCGAATGGAAGTAAAATGAAACTTTATGAATACAAAGATCATAATGAATATGTAAATGAACAAACTAGAGCCAATGTTGTAAAGTTACATAAGGTTTGGGTTTCTAAGCAAACTATTATTCTTATCAAATCTTTGGTCAACTATGCATCAAATGTCTTATGTCATGGTACTCGAAATGGCGCTGAACAAAATTATTTTAAAGAAGAGTATCCTGAAGCCAATATAATTGGTACAGAGATAGCATATACGGCAACACAATTTCCAATGACAGTACAACATGACTTTCATGAAGATAGAGAAGAATGGTTTGATAAGTTTGATATTGTTTATAGCAATTCATTTGATCATTCCTATGATCCTACTAAAAGTCTTACGGCCTGGAAAAAACAAATTAATGATTCAGGAAAAATTTTTATTGAACTTATGACAGGCGATGATCAAAAGTCAAAGAGTACAGATCCATTAGAAATATCAGAAAGTGAATTTGCGGCTTTATGTGTTGAAATTGATTTGAAAATAGAAGGTACATATAGAACAATAGGCGGTGAAGGTCGTCATTCTATTCTATATCAATTGTCAAAATGAAAGTCCAAATAATCTATATTGATACCGAGAAGTCAAAAAAACAGGCCCAGACTTCTTTAAAGTCATTTAAGATGTATGGCTGGGATGCAGAGTTATATGAAGGTATTACTCCTTCTACTTTAGATGAAAATGACTTTCCCTATAAAGATCTAAAGGATGGTAGATTAGAAGCCTTTAAATATAATGAGCCACATAAGTATCCCATAAAGAAAAGTTGTCTATTTAATAATTTAAAATTTGCTGAGAGAGTTATAGAAGCAAATGAACCAATGGTGTTTGCAGAACATGACTCTCTTTGCATTAGTAAACCTGAAGAATATTTCTTTACCGATTATTTGTTTTTATCTTTTGAGTATGCCTTTAGTCCCCCCACAGCATTAGCCAAAGAACCCTTTCTAAGTTATAAAACACCCTTTGGTATTGGTATATCCGATTTTCCTGGTGATTACCCGTTGCGTTATTATAGAGATACATTATATAATAATCATATTATGAGTCCGGGTACAGCATGTTATGCTTTATCTCCTACAGGTGCAAGAAAGATATTGGCCGCAGCAGAACGTAATGGTTTGGAACAATCTGATTTTATTTACAATTCATATAATGTTTCAATGCAATATGTTAATCCAAGTCCCGTCAGATATCAAAAAGAAAACCTCAATACATCACATGTGATAATATGAAAACATATGCTATAGTCATAAAAGATTCTGAAGTATCGGAATTTGGATACAATAACCTTTTAACTAGTTCAAAAAAGGTTAAAAACGATTTTGAAGTAAATCGATTTGATGCTATAGTTCCAAAAGACGTTGATAAACTTCTTATGATATATGGATTAAAATGGAACTATCCATGGAGTGGTGAAGTCATAGACATGCAATCCGGTTTGGTTAAAAGAGCATATGTTACCGCAAATCCTAAAGCAAGAATAGCATGTGCTCTTAGTCACTATACATTATGGAAAAAAGCGTCTATGATGGATGAACCTATTTTGATTATGGAACATGATGCATATTTTCAAAATAAAATAGATTTTGATCCTAAAGAATGTAAGGGTAACATAATTGGAATTAATAATCCTTTGGGTTGTACTCGCAGGGCCAATCTTTATTATGAATCAATTTTATCTAAGCAAGATAAATTTCAATTGGTACCATATATTGATGATCAAAAGATACCTCAAGGCCTAGCCGGAAATTCATCATATATAATTAACAGAAAAGGCGCAGAAGATATGTTAAAATTGGTTAACGAATATGGTCTGTGGCCCAATGATGCTTTGATGTGTCGCCAACTAGTGCAGGGGTTATATGTCACTAGAAAATTTTATACTCATATTCAAAATCTAAAGAGCACCACAACGCTATGAAAAACTACGTAATTACAATTATGGATAATCCCAATTCTGTAGAGGTGGCCGAAAGATGTATTTCTTCGGGGCAACGTTTTGGTATGCCCATAGAAAAGTTTGAGGCCATAACTCCTAAATCTGATTTGACGGAATTAATGGCAAAGGAAAAAATAAAAAAGGAAGGTTTTGAAGAGCGCTGGTCACGTATGCCAGAATGTATGTCAGCATTTATGTCACACTATAGTTTGTGGAAAAAATCTGTAGAATTAAATGAAGAGATTACCATATTTGAACATGATGCTGTTATTATGGATCCTATACCATACATAAATGATTATAGAGGTTGTATATCTTTTGGTAGACCTTCTTATGGTAGATATAATAATCCTCCCAGTCTTGGAGTCAATGGTTTAATTTCTAAACCCTACTTTCCGGGAGCTCATGCATATAGAGTCAAACCTAACATAGCACAATTACTTATTGACGAAGCAAAGTATCATGCTCGTCCTACTGATGTATTTTTAAACATAAACACCTTTCCATTTTTAGAAGAATATTATCCATGGCCAGTAGAGGCCCATGATTCCTTTACGACCATACAAAATGAAAATGGAATTCAAGCCAAACATAATTATGTAAAATTAAAAGATAAGTATGAGATCATTTAATGTTGATACCAAAACAAATTGAACACTACCTTGATGTACCAGGGTTTAATAATCCTAAACATTTAGACGCACTAGCAGAAACCGCAAGTAGCATTCAACCCGGATCGAGAGTATTAGAAATAGGCCCCGCGTTTGGTTGTTCTACTTGGGTGTTGATGACAAATCTACAAAAGGGGGTTGAGTTACATACATGTGATACATTTGGTATGAACCACCCAGCTCTTAAACAAAGACATTATAATGGTGTTATGGCAAAGCATGGACACAATTCAGCCATATCATATGCTATGAATCTTTATCTTGAAAAAGATCACAGAACATTGTTTAATCATAATGTCAATCAACATCCAAGGCGTTATGAAGTACTTAAAGAAATTCATGCATATCCCAGCTTGGAATTATTGGCTAAAGATACTAATTGGGATATGGTCTACATTGATGGTTTACATTCATATGAAAATGTATCAGCTGAATTAAACTTCTTGAAGGATGTACCACTTCTATGTGGTGATGATTATCATCCCGCACATCCCGGTACCATGCAGGCCATTGATGAGTTTGTTGCTA